ACAGCGACTCAGGGTCTCGCGGTTTCGATCCTCGGGCAGCTGGTTGGAGTCGGGGCGATCACAGCCTGGAAGAATCTGACGATCACTTTGACGGGAGACACGATGACAGTGGACGTCGAAATCGCGCCAATCATTCCGGTGAACTTTATTAAGACGACAATCCACTTAGTGTCGTCTACATTCGAAGCAACGACTTAGGGGGTACTCAAAATGCCGACAGGAAATGTACTAACTGGTGCGAGAGCGAGATTTACTCTGGCTGGCAAACAGGTGGGTTATGCCACAGGAGTCACAGTTCGGGAAATGATCCAATATGAGCCGATCAAAACTCTCGATAATATTCAGACGGTCGAGCACGCGCCTACGGACTATGAGGTCTCAATGACGGCGGAGTTAGTCCGCATCATTGGAACTACAATCAAGTCGGAGGGGTGGTTCCCTGAGCAGGGCGTGAGTCCAGCCGGGTTTTTGAGCAATGTATTAGCGAGCGGAGAACTGACAGCGACAATCGAGGCTGATGCAAACATCGGCTCGCCTACGATTGTGATGAACGTTGAAGGAGTTCGGATCAGCGAGCGTAATATGAATATTTCGGCTCGGGGTGTGGTAGGGACTAACGTGACGATGGTCGCTATCCGGGCTCGAGATGAGAGTGACATTTAGTAGACTTTTACTGCAAGGAGGCAGGTATGACAGACGCAGAGGTAGGAAGCGCAGCTCGGAAGCGCAAAAAGACCAAACCACCAACCCAGAGAGCTGGTACAGGACTCGAGGTGGTTGAACCTCTCGAAAGCGGGATAGTAGGTCAGGACCACGACCACGAAGGAGTCGGAGGGATAGCGGCTAAGCATACCTTCCAGCTCGATTACAAGGACAGGAGGGGGTACGTTTGGACTGGGACTTTCACTTGCCATGTTTTGACCATTAAAGAGCGGTCTGCCGTAGGACTCACCCGGTCGAGGCTCACCGCAAATACCCCGTCAGAAGTGATCGACCAAGTAACTTTGAACATCCTTGAGATGCAGGCTCACTTAGCTGTGGCTCTGGACGCTTCTCCAGACTGGGCAAAAGACATCGGGGCGTTGTACGACGTCGGAGTGGTAGGAGCTATCTATAAGGAGGTGGCTTCGCACGAAGCCCGATTTTGGGGCGCAAACGATGGAGACTCAGACTAGAAGACTACTGGAAGATCCCGTCTGGAATCTTCGTTGGCTTTATTACAAAAAGACAGGAAGATGTCCGCTTGAGTTTGAGGATTTCCTCCCTGCGGAGGTCGCGCCTTTCTTCGTAGGAATTGACGATAAACTGGATAAAGAAGCCGATAAGGTAGTGTCCTCCTGGCCCAGAGTACTCAAGGCTCCATCTAAATGGGATGAAGCTGTCGAGACAGGCGATGAGCTTATCGATAAGTGGGAGCGGGAGATCGCTGCTGGGCGAGATCCTGATTTGTCAGAGGGGTCACAGTGAAAACAACCGCTGAAATTGTCGTCAAAGCAGACCTCAGAGACTTAAAACGCCTCAAGAAGGAGATGGGTGACGCTTTTAACCCTAGAGGCGTGAAGGATCTCGACCGAGCGACTGGGGATCTGGACACGTCTTTTGAGGATGCAGGAGAGTCGGCGAGGGGAGTAGCGGACGCTCTTGGCGACGTAGTCGGGACACGAGAGGGGTTTAAGCAACTTCGATCAACGATACGAGACATCACTAATGAAGCCAAGCGCTTAAACGCCGAGCTTTCTAAGACACAACAGCTACTCGCTGGTGCTGCGGCGGGTGGTGGAGGAGGAGGGGGAGGTATCGGCTCGATAAACCCCTCAGCGAGCGGCGGAGGCGGTCGACGTCGACCCAGTGGTAGCACTCCTGGACGTGGCGGTGGAACGAGGCGTGGCGGAATCATGGGGGCAGCGGCTGGCGCTTTAGAGGCCATTCCGTGGGCGGGTATCGCACTCGGCGGAATGGTTATGATGGGTCAGTCGGCTTACGGGAACCACCTTGAGCGAGAGAAGGCTCGAGCCAGCACCTATGCGGCAAGAACTGGTCCGTGGGCGTACAACTATCCGGCGAATTCAGGTGCGGGTGGCTTCCCTATCCGAGTCGGTCCCGACGAAGGGTTTGGGTTGAGTAGTGCGGACAGAGCGAGGGGCTCTGGAAACTTAATTGACGCTGGGCTCATAGGGAACACCACAAACATCGGAGTTGGGGGGATTGAGGGGATAGGTAAGGCATTTGGGATCGGTCCTTCGCAAGCTCACTCCTCTTTTGGTCAATTCATGAGCCGAGCTGGAGCCACCAGAGGTGCTGACGAGTTCAGACTAGCAATGGGGCTTCAGCAGTCTCACGGGATTGGCTTAGGGACGACTGGCGCAATGGGGAGAGGTTTTAGTCGAATGGGCGGCGGCAGTGTGTTCCACAGTCAGAGTTCCCAAATCGCAAAGGAGATCTCGGCTGGGGTCACACTGGGGCTAGATGGCTCAGAACTCACGAAGTATATGGACGAGCAATCCCAGCTTTTAGAGCGACAGCTTGATCTCGGGGCTCAGGCTTTGACCTTTGATAAGCTCCACGCGGAAGAGCGTCGTATGGGCAGTCTCGTGGGCGGATACATGGGCGGCAGGATCACGCGGGGGTTCGCTCAAGGTGTGTCGGAGATGGGCTACAAAGGGGCTGGAGGGGCCACAGAACTGCAATTAGCGAGGGCTGCTGGGTACACTCCAGGCTCTGGGGTGGAAAACTACTTCAAGGCTCTTCAAAAGATGCAGGATATCGGGAGCAATCCAGAGCTTCTCAGAGACTACCTCGCCCAGTACATGGGGAAGAAGGGAGATAAGGCAACAGTCCACCAGCGCACCGCTTTGATTCAAAGAGCTTTGTCAGCCATACCAGGGATGGGGAATATTCACGCTGACACTGCGAGGAGAATTGCTGATGGGGAGGCTGGAGGCTTAGACGAGATACTCGGCTCTGTCGGGGCGCTTCAATCCGCTCGAGGGATTGGAGCGGATCTCGCGGTGGAGGCTGGGTTTGCCAATAAGAAAGCTGACATCGGAGAGAAGCTGAACACCACAATGCAGGACATAACTCAGGCCACTCTCAGTGTGATGAATGCCACTGCCACCTTCGCTCCTCTCCTGAGAGCGGCAGCTCTACAGATAAAGGTTATGGCCAAAATTGCTGAGAAGGCGTCTGAGCTTGGATTCGTCGAAAAGTCTATGGAAGCGATGGAGAAAGTTATCAATTGGATCGACCACCATCTGGGGATGTGAGTATGGACGCTAACAGTAGCACTCGAAAGATTCTGAAAGGGACTCCCAGTGCTGCGTCTCACTTCATCAAGGTCTCCATCTTTAGATTCGCCGATTATCGTCGATTAGCTCTCCTGGGTAAGACTGAGGAGCACACGCAGTCTGTACTAGATGGAATTCTCGGTGTCGCTGAGAGCGATACCTCTTCTGGAAAGGGGCTCGAGGCTTTTGATCCTGCTCTTCCTCTTTTCGGTAAGGCTGGGTCGGATAATATCGCTCGAACGTCAGCTCGGGGGCAGAGTGTCAATAGTAATCCGCTGAGAGTGTACTCGATTGGACCCATTGACGAGGTGAATGAGCCTGGTTCAGGTGGTCCGAGGTCTGAGGTTATTGGGTCGGTCATCCGAGTCCAGACGTCGAAGAATATGGGAACTGCTGCGGGGTCATTCTCCATTACAGCTGGGGTGTTTGCAGAGTGGATCGGTCTCCTTCATTCAGCGGGACCGGACGTGGGCTCAGGCCCAGACAATTCAATTCATAAGTACGTGGAAGCCGGGGACTGGGTTGAGATCAACGTTGTTCGCTGTAGCAATGAGAGCGATTTAGATCGGGTTTATGAGCGTTGTCTGATGGTCGGGAAGGTGGACAGCGTGAGCCTTTCGATCAGTCCACCAGGAGCTGGGGGCTGTCGCGTCACAATTGAAGGTCGTGACGTCGGGAGTGTCTGGGCAGATACCCCTCTCTACTTCAATGTGTACGACCCAGCGCGAAATAATGCGATTGGGGAGGTCTTGATTAAAGCGCTGAATGACGTCTCAGGTAGGCCAGACCAAGTTGTGATGCAAATGCTCGGATTGGTGGACAATCCAGTCACCACATACGGAGTGCCTCCGGTTGTCCCGGATTACGGTCTGTGGACCACGACGCAGCGTTCAGTTTTGGAGTGGAGGGAGTGCTGGAGTACGCGATTTGTCTCTAAGGAAACTCGGGGTATTATCAGCGATCCGAACATGTTGACTCCTAATTCGTACACTCCTCTCTGGAGCTTTGTTGAAACGTACGGAGTTCCTCAGCTCAATGAGATTTATGTAGACACTCTCCCAGAGGAACTTGGACCCTTAAACCGATTTGACCCGAACGATCCGACTTCTCAACGTCTTAATCCTAACGGGTCGACACAGGCAGAGAGGTATGCCTACCTCTTTATGCAAGAAAAACCGTTTCCGTGTATTCAGCACGGTGAGGACTCACCGTGGTTCAAACGAGCTGTTACGACGGTGTTTGTCGGAGAGATTCAAAACTCACAGCTAAAAAGAGGGACTGAGCGTTATAACCACATCAATGTTTTGATTGAGATGCCTTCGACTCTAAATGACGATGTGTTCGCTCTTGCGCCTCCTATTGCTGACTACCATTCGATTCTCCGACACGGGTTGAAGAAACTAGATGTGACGCTGCCTCTGATATCGACTGGTTTTGAGGGAAGTGACGCAGACAGTGAGTCGGGCGTACAGGCGATTGGAAACTACGTTAAGAGTTTTCGGGATCTTATCCTGTGTTGGAACATTCTGAACCCATACTATTGGAATGGAACGATCAATCTCGTAGGGATCAGGGGCGACATCCGAGTCGGGGATATCTTACTGGTGGTCGGCCCAAGTGCAGTGTTTGCCGATGGACCATTTACAGATCCCGGTCCAGATTTCTGGACTGCGAGGAAGAACTCTCCCGAATCGGTAGCGAAGAAGAAAGCTGATAATCGCGGGAACGCAACGACTTTCTACGTTGAGGCTGTGAGTTACCTCTGGGGATCTGGGGTTGCTCCTCAAAGCCAAACCTCGATCTCAGTGAGTCGAGGTTATGTGGACAACCTACGGCTTCCTCATATAAAGGCTCTGTATCCTCTCTGGAAGGATGCAACTGACCCGAACAGCGTTCCAGAATCGACGAGACCGGCTCGAATGGCTGCTCTCCTTAAAGAGGTCGGTCTTATGAACGAGGCCAATACGAACGACGGGGCAGTTCCTCCTCAGACAGGAGGGACTGGGGGTATTGGCCCAGACGATGAAGGGGTTGGACGCAACACGGGACTGAAGTACCCGGACAAAGGAGGCACCTAGTGGGCTTATTTGATCGGAAAAAGCGCTACAATCCAACGTACCAGGAGAGGTTTCAAGTCGGCGATAAGGTCGTGGGGAACACCCCACAGCAGATCTCGAGACTGGCCCAGCGTAAAAGAAGTCGACTTACGTTAGGAGCGCTTGTTCGGGGCGTGGTGGTTGGGGTCTATGAGGGGGATGCAAAGGCTCCTGGGAGCCCGGTTCAGCGGGGAATTTCGTCCAAGTTCAGCGGGATTCTTTGCGACGTTGAGGTCTATGAGGGCGAATACTGTGCATTCTTACCCTCAGTGCCGGTAATGACGGGAGCGTTCGGGGTGACAGACAAGGTCCAGTGGACTCCACGTGCGGCTACGCTGAACACGAAAAAGGGTACTAAGCTCTTATTAGAAACCACTGAGGCTGAGCGGGCTCCTTCGATCACTGACTCGGATGGGGACGTAGTTGTTGTGGCGTTTTTGGATAACGACTACTCAAAGCCAGTTATTATTGGAGCCTTACCCAGCGCCCAAACTTTGGTGGCCCCTAGCGAGGAGGACACTACTAAGTACAAGTGGGAAGCGATAATCCGAGGAAACCGGGTTGGAATCCAAGACGGAGGGCAGCTCGATATCGATGTGACTGGTCAGACGAATGGGAAAGTGACTGGGTCGAAGGGCGAGGAGGAGTCAGCTGCCAATCCTACAATTGTGGTGACTGCAAAAGGAGCGACAATCACTATTGACGACTCAGGGGTCAAAATCGAGGAGTCGGACGGAACTGTAGTAACAGTTGATGACGGAGTGATCATTAATGTGCCTTCCGGGAAAAAGACGACAATCGGAGGGAACTCTGGAGGGGTGACCGGACCTCCAATGGGGCTGGTTCGCTCTGGGGGCTGGGACGACATGTTCGGTGCTGGGGGGGCTTTCTGGGAGGAGGCACTTCCCATCCTATTCGCGATTGGAGCCATTATAGGCAAGCCGACTGTGAAGCTCACTGCACTCGGGGTCGCCTTTCAGATAGGCGTGGACAACGAGTTTCGGCCAGTCATTTCGAACAGTTTGGAGAGTGAATAATGGTAATGAACGCGACTCAACTAGCAGAGGACATGAAGAACGAGATGAAAGACCGAGACATCGATCCTACCGCAGTGGATGAGTTCGGCGTGCTTTTCGAGTCCCTTGCCGCAGCGATAGTTGAACATCTCAAAGAGAAAGCGATAATCGTAGTAGAGTCGTCAGGAGCGAACACGGGGGAGGTGATTCGGTGAGCAAAGCGACTACTCAGTTATGGAAGCCTATGTTCGGAGCAGCTCACGGTCAAATTGCTCGAGGGCTGGAGGAGTCTCGGAGGTTGCGCTGGAATGACAGTGCGTACGTTCAAGAGGAGTACTATGGTCTCTCCCTCAGAGGCGTGGCTGGACCAGACCAAACAATGGGTGCTGACGGGGAGACGACGTTCATTTTCCCAGTCGGACCTCAGAGTGTGAGGTCAAGTAGAGAGTACCGTCAGAACGTAAGTCCTACACTGGGCGGAGTCATCGCTGAAGAGCTTGGGCTGCTTTGGGTGGACTTTACGATTGAGGGCAATTTCGGACTCTCCCCGAAGTATGGCTATGACAACACCAAAGCTGTGGTGGATAGGCAGAAGGTGACGAAACCCTGGAAGTCTCCACTTTCTGGACCAAAGTGGACTCAAAGGATGTTTGAGCACTTCTTAGACAGGTACGCAATATGCAAGTCCAGGCCCGACGAGAACGCCCAAACGACCCTGGTTTTTCACAATTTCAAAGACGATGAGCACTGGATCGTTGTTCCTGTCAAAGTTGAGCTGAATCGGACTCTGGCTGATCGGTTTATGTACCCATTTTCGATCACTTTGAGAGGTATCCAGCGCACTGGGCCAGTTAAGGTCAAGAAGAGACCTCCGGCTATCGTACACCTCATCTCGGGTATACAAAACTCAACGAGATCTGCGAGAATTGCAGTTGGGTCCATCACGGATGCGTCGGACACCATTTCGGACGCTTTAGGCTCGATCCGGTCTTATGTGTCAACCGTGGACAATATTCTCGACGAGGCTTCAAGGGCTCTCGTTGCTGTCTCCACTCTTCTGGATGCACATAAGCGTCTTCCTGACTTAGGAAGGGCCACTCTCCAGTCCTATGTGAGTGTGATTGAGAACGCTCTCATTGTCGCTGACAAAGCGGAGTACTTCCCTCAAGATGTGCGTAAGTCTCTACGGGACTTGGTCGATACCTACGACGCTCTATCGGCTCAGCCGATGTTTCAAAGCGGAAGCACGTGGGGAGAGCGAGTCAATCGGGCGGAAAACAATCAGAGGAGCGGCGGACTCGACAAGGGAACGACACCGAGAAACTACTCAACGGACAGCGTGACTGGTTGGACTTCTTATGTAGTTGAGGCGGGGGACACTTTAGAGTCCATCGCAGCGAGGAAGCTCGGGACTGCGACTAGATGGTACGAGTTAGCGGTTTGCGCTGGTCTGAAAGCTCCCTTCATCTCTGACTCAGGACTTCCTGGGACAGCGGGGGTGGGAGACACGATAAGAGTTCCCGCCTACACGAGCGCGAAAAAGACTGGCACGCTCTCGGCTTTACAGGGAGCCTCTCCTCTCGAGCTTTATGGCGCAGACATAAAGTTATACGAGACGAACGGCTCTGAGCCTGGAAATCCGATGGTTGACATTAAGATCGACCCTGCCACTGGAAGGGACGTGGCTGTGATCGGAGCGATCCCAAATCTTGTCCAAGCTTGCCAAATGCGCCTCTGGACCGAGCAGGGGACACAACTTTTAGATCCTTCCTACGGGACACCATTTGTGGTGGGATATCCGAGTGAAGGCTCGACGATTGTCGCCTTGCGCCAAGCTGTTAGGTCCGGTCTGACGGGGGACTCTCGAATAGACAGAATCCAGAGTATGATTGTCGTCGCCGAAGGCGATATGCTGGACGTCGAAGCAGACGTGATTCCCGTGGGGATTGATACCGTGGTGAAAGTCGGAGTATCTTTGATATGAGAGATCTAAATGCCAAAATTTGAACCGAGAACATTTCCAGACTTTTTTGAGAGGATGATGAACCGAGTGGTCGGTCGGACGGAGCTTACTGATTTGGAAATCGGTGGAGTTCTCACGACTATCGTCGGCGCAATGGCACGAGAGTTCGACGGAATCTCGTACCAGATCGTCGCTCTTCAGGATTTATTCGATATTGACACTGCGACTGGTGCCGACTTGGACGCGAGAGCACTGGATTTTAACCCAGACGAGATATCGAGAAAGCCACCTCTTAAAGCAACAGGAACTGTAGTATTTGGCCGAACGGATACATCTGCACCAGTTACGATTGGGGCTGGCACTCTGGTAGCGGTCGTGGGAGGAAGTCCCACATACACCACAGCGGTCGACGTTACTATTCCGATCTTAGGGACAGAGAGCGCTCCTGTGTTAGTGGAGTGTACAGCGGCAGGCTCGCTCGGCAACGTAGACGTCGGCGACCCTTCAATCCCGACCGGGATCAGCGAGATTGTCGTCAGTGTCGCGGGCGTCGAAACGGTCACAAACGTCACCGCTTGCACAGGTGGGCAGGATTATGAAACGGACCTTGAGTTACGAGAGCGACTCAAGGCGTACACCCGATCCCTCCCAAGAGCGACTCCTGACGCATTGAAATACGCTGTGCTCGGATTAGCAGTGGATGGCTATGGGCGGATCGTCGTTGCTCAAATTGAGGAGTTAGAGGAGCCGAATTACGGAAAGGTGTTTGTTTGGATTGACGACGGGAATGGAACCACGGAGGTTACCGGAGATACGGGGGGAACGCCAGAGGTCGTTGTCCTCGCTGCGACGGGGGGCGAGTTAAGGCTTCAGCTCGCTCACAACGCCATTAACGCTGGATTTACTCATCAAATTGCTTGGACAGACAGTACTGGCACCATTGGGCTCCCAGGATCCACCTACTTTCTCACAGAAGGCTCTCCTGGAGACCCTCCGGGGTCTTACGACTACTTGCTGAACTACGCGACTGGTAAGATTACGCTGAATCCCGGTGGGGCATTGCCTCTCCCCAAAAGTCCCCCAGACCCAGTTTCGGGACTTCAGCCTGGAGACTCGGTGTTCGCTCTATATGGCTGGTTTGGAGGTCTTATCTCGGAAGCTCAGCGCGTCATTGACGGGGATCCGGCGGACAGGGAAAACTATCCAGGCTACAGGGCTGCGGGGGTCTACGTCCAAGTGAAGGCTCCAGTTGTCTACTGGCAAATCATCGAAGCGACGATTGTCGTCGAATTGGGGTATGATGTGGCGGAAGTTGGCTCTTTGGCGACAGCGGCTGTCGAGCAGTACGTAAACAGTCTTACAATCAATGGAGACGTCATATTTAGTGAGATGGTATATGCAGTTCAGTCAATCGAGGGGGTATTCGACGTGACGTTCACTTCACCCGATCACACCGCACTCAATCCGAATGTTTTGATCGGAGCGGGCGAGTTAGCTCGGACTTCGGCGTCTTTTATCTCAATCACAGGAGCCTAAACTATGAATAGTCGAACGAGCCCACAGATTTGGTACTCAGGGGAAATCCTCAATGTCGGAGTCACAGGGGTGTTCTCAGGAGTATTGAACGCTCAGGGTATTACGCCTTTTCCAACCAGAGGGTGGTTCTACTCCTTGAGAGTCATTCAGCTTGAAGGTAATTCGAATTTCGTAACGGAAGCCTCGTTAGGAATTCTGACCCAGAATGGGCAAGTGTGGACCAAGATCCAGGATATTATCGGCACTCCACCAGGGCTACTGCAGGGAACGCCTCAGCAGATCAGCCTACCTGCGGCTGGGTCTGGTGAGTACGCGAATTTCGGATTCACCGTGCCATTATA